ATCAGGGTCGTCGCAGCGTCGGCAGTCAGCGTTCCGGCGGCGATCGCGGCGACGATCTTGAGCAGGCTGTCGAGGTCGGCGGGGGAGAGCCCGGCTGGAGGAGGAGCGGCCGCCTCCTTTGTCGGCGCGGCAACGCCCGGCTCCGACGGCACCGTACTCGCGAACGGCGCATCCCCGAACCCCTCGTAGGCTGCCGCCTTCGCAGGGTCGGCGCCCATGAACCACCAGGTCTGCGCGCGCTGTTGCCGCGCGGTGCGGCCCGTCTGGAGCACGTCCACGGATGAGAAGTCATGGACGACGTAGAGGTCGGGACCATAGCGCCGGGCGACGGGACGCCAGCAGGCGTCCTCGATCGCCTTGCAACGCGCGACGTTCCGCTCCCAGTAGGCGAGGGCCTGCTGCTCGGCGAGCGCGTAGTTCGCGGTCGGGAGCCCCACCATGTGCGGGGGCACGCCCGTCACCGCGAGCACGGCCTCGCGCACGAGCTGGCGCAGCGCCGGGAACTCGATGTCCCGCGGCGACCAGCTCGGCATGTCCACCTTCGCGCCGCCGCCGATGACGACGGTGCCACCCTCCTCGAGCAGCGCGTCGAGGGCCTCCTTCAGCTGGCGGCGGAACTCGGGGTCCCAGTTCTTCGCGTGGGCGCCGTCGGCGGGGCTCACGATGATGTCGGGCCGCCCCCGCTTCGCAAGCGTGGCCGCCGACTTCGCGGCACGACGGTCCGTCGTGAGGTCGTCGTTCAGGCACTCGATCGCGCCGGTGCCCCAGAGCCCGCGGGGGTCGTCGTTCCACGAGGGGCCGCGGACGTGCGTGACGAGTCGCGCCGGGATGAGGACGCGCCGGGAGAGCCCCTCGAAGATGTAGTCGCCCCAGCCCTCTTTCGGGTCGGGGTCGATGGTCACCCGCCGGGGGTGCATCCGCGTGAGCGCGACCGGCAGGCCGCGCCCGTTGAGGTCCTGCACGGCGAGGTGGTTGCCCGTGAGGATGTGGTCGACCACCTGCTGCTCGCGGAACTGCCGCCCCGTGACGCGGAGCGAGGTCTGCTCGAGGAGCTCGTAGAGGGGATGGTCGTCGAGAATCCGGGCCTTGCTGCCCCGGCCCTGCACGACCCGCAGGGGCAGCCCCGCGATGTCCCCCGACGCGCGCAGGACCGCGGCGTACACCCACGGGAACGCCGCCATCGCCGACATCGACTTCTCGACGTCGTAGCCGGGTCGGCTGTTGTGGCCGCTCGCGTGGTCGGCGCCCATGCCGGGGCGCTCGGTCACCACGTCCGTCGCCATCGAGGCGCCGGTGTCCGCAGGGGGAGCCCGCCCGAACCACCCGCTGACCGCGGACAGCCAGCGGCGCCAGGCGGGGGCGGGGGTCGCGAGGGCGGTGCTCACGTCGCAGGTTTACCGCCGCTCTGACTTTTTGTCACTACATGGATTGACAAGTTGTCAGAGCGCCGGGTAGCTTCGCGACAGGCAGACAGGAGAGGCCATGGCCGACGGCGGCACCCGAGTCGAGATCCCCACCGAGATCCGGACCCCCGACGATGGGCTCCGGGCCATCAAGGCCGTCGCGCAGTTCTGTCGCGACCACCGCGAGAAGATCGAGAAGCTCGACCTCACGAAGATCGAGGCCGATCTCGCCGACGCGCAGCGCGCGATCCACGGCCAGAACGGCAGCACCATTGCCCGCGCCGACGTCGGCGGGTCGCAGCGCGAGATGCTCGACACCTACACCATCCGTGCGGACGAGCTCGCCGCCTCCGGCGCTCGGACCTACACGGCCCACACCGGGAAGACCGGCACGGCGGTGACCGAGGAGGTCGGCGGGATCCGCCTCTTCGGGCGCGCCTGGGTCCAGGACGACAGCGAGGGCGGGGTCGAGACCGACTACCTCCCCGGCCTCATCGACGACCCGAACCCGGTCACCGAGAGGCAGGCCGAGCTCCAGAAGGCCTGGTCGCAGCGCGTCTTCATCCAGGGGCTCCAGCGCACGCTCCGGCCGGGGAACCTGCCCAGCACGCCGAAGCTCGACCGCAAGATCCGTCGCCTCATCGGCGCAATGGGCATCGAGAAGGCCTTCGCCGACGCGTCCGGGGTCGGCGCCGAGTGGATCCCCGACGACATGATCCCGATGGTCGAGACCTACGTGCGGCACAACCGCCAGGTCGCGGCCCTCTTCACGGAGCTCCCGGTCGGGCGCGACACGTCGCTCCTGCCGTACCTCTCCGCGGGCTTCACGCCGTACATCCACGGCGAGGTCAACTCCGACGACTTCGCGCAGATCCGCCTCTCGAGCCTGACGACGGCGCAGCGGACGATCTCGGTGCGCACCCTCGCGGTGCGGACGCAGATCAGCGACAACGCCGCCGAGGACGCGCTGGTTCCGTTCATGGCGCAGATCATGGACGCGGGCGGCTTCGCCCTCCTGTCGGGCGAAGAGGACGCGATCATCAACGGCGACACGACGGCGAGCCACCAGGACACCGGCATCGCGACGTGGAACCCGGACAACTTCTACGGCGCCGCGCCGGGCGGTCTGTCCATCGACCACCGCCGGATCTGCCAGGGGCTCCGCAAGCGCGCGTCCGAGGCGTCCAACACCACCGACCGGGCCACCTTCACGTTCGCCACCTTCATGGCGGACGCCGGCTCGCTGGCCGGTCCGAAGCAGGGCCCCGGCGATGCGGTCGCGATCGTCAACAACTACATCCTCGCGACGAAGATCCTGGTGCTCGACCAGGTGGCCACGCTCGAGAAGTACGGCAGCGGCGCCGCCGTGCTCACCGGCGAGGTCGCGCGGCTCGGCGGGCGGCCGGTCATCCCGTCGCAGTTCCTCACCGCCGACATGAACGCGAGCGGCATCTACGACGCGACCACGATGACGAAGGCCGGCGTGCTCCAGGTGCTTCGGAGCCGGTTCGTCCGGCCGGTCCGCCGCGGGGTCACCGTCGAGTTCCAGCGCGACGCCACGCGCGGTGTCACCAACGTCATCTGGAAGATGCGCGGCCTCCCGATCAAGCAGATCGGGGCGGCCTCCGAGAAGAACGCGCACTTCGCCTACAACATGGCCTAACGGTCGGAAGACCGCGGAGAACGCCCATGACGCCGCAGACCTGTACGGTCACCATCGACATGAACCTCGGTGCCACCACCGACGACCAGCGCTACGGAGCCGTCCCGTTCTCCGGCGAGTGGGAGTTGGTGTCGGCCTGCTACGTCCCGGCCACGTCGGTGACGCAGGACGACACCGACTACCGCACGTTCACCATCAAGCAGGGCTCGATCACCCTCGCCACCTTCAACACGAAGGCGACCGGCGGGTACGCCCTCACCGCGGGGACGCCGAAGGCGTTCGACCTCGCCACCGGCAGCGGCGGGAAGAACCTCGAGTTCACCGGCCTGACCGACGGCGTGACGTGCGACAGCACTCACAGCGGGTCGAGCGGCAAGGTGGGCGATGGCGCCTTCGTGATCGGCTTCCGCAAGCTCGGCTGACCCTCATGCCCGCCACGAGCGGGCCGCCAGCCCCACTGGAGATCCCATGCCCCAGCTTCGTTTCCGCGGCACGACCAACCTCGACCACTACCGTGGCGAGCATGTTCCCAACCTCGTCTTCGCGGCGGGCAAGCCGAAGAACCCCGACAAGCCCGAGGGCGAGAAGTACGACGGGCTCGTCGAGGTGACCGAGGACGGGGCGAAGTACCTCCTCGCCTGGGGCAAGGGTCTCGGGAAGCCGAACGCCGACGGCGTGGCGACCGACGCCTTCGAGAAGGTCGAGGCGCCCAAGGCCGAGAAGAAGGCCGACTCCAAGGCCGAGGCCCCGAAGACCTGATGCAGCCAGCGACCGCCACGATCGGCGCCTCTCCCGTCAATCGGGCGATGGCGCTGCACGTGCGCGGACGCGTGCCGATGCGCGGCGCGGGTGCCCCCGAGGCCGCCAACCCAACCCTCGACCGCCCCGTCGAGGGCGAGCCCCAGCCGGAGCTCGAGGCCGTCCCGCCGGAGGGCGCGACACAGGAGGGGTGACATGGCGATCATCACCGCCTCCGAAGCGCGCCAGTACATCCCCGGCATCACGGGCACGGCCCAGGACACCGACATCGACAAGCTGATCGCCCGCGCCGGCGCGGCGATTGCGGCGTTCCTCGGCTTCCCCACGGTGGATGGCGCCGAGGACCCCACCGTCGAACAAGCGACCTACACCGAGTTCTACGACGGGTCGCCCACCGAGACGCTGACCCTCGGCATCTTCCCGGTGATCTCGGTCACCAGTGTGCACGACGATCCGGACCGGGTCTACGGCGCCGACACGCTCGTCGCGACCAACGACTACGAGATCGACAAGCGCGCCGGGAAGCTCATCCTGACGCCGACCGCGGCGCTCAACGGCTGGACGCGCCGGCGTCGCGCGCAGAAGGTCGTGTTCGTCGCCGGGTGGGCGTCCGGCACCATCGACCGCCGCATCGTCGAGACCTGCATCGAGGAGGTCGCGGTGCGCTGGCGACGCCGCCCCAGCACGGGCCTCACCAGCGTGAGCGGCGGCAAGGGCTCCGCCTCCGTCCGCGACCCGTCGGCGCTGCTCCCCGAGTCTGAGGAGCGCCTCTCTGCCCTGCGCCTCCCGCGGGCACTCCTGTGAACGATAGCGTCGCCATGTTCGCGCGCCGCCTGCGGGTGCTCGGGTCTGGCGGACTCCGGCCCGTCATCCGCCGCGTCCTTGTGACCCACGCCGCGATCGGCGAGGGGATCGCGAAGAGCGAGACCTACGGCCTCAACGTCCGCAGCGGTCGGCTCCGGGCGAGCATCGGCAGCGCCGTCCGCGACACCGATGCGGGCGCCGAGCTCGCGTTGCAGGCAGGGCGGGCCCGCGGCGGCCGCGACGTGATCTACGCCGGCGTCCACGAGGGACTCCGCCCGGACGGCTCGCGAGCGACGTCGACCACGATCCGTCCGAAGAACGGGAAGTTCCTGCGCATCCCCACCGTGTGGGCAATGACGTCGGCTGGAGTGGACCGGAACCCGGGCCCGCTGCGACAGACCGCGCCGGGGCGGTTCCGCGTCGTGGCCGGCGGCGACGGCCGGCTCTTCCTCGTACCGAATGCGAAGGGGCGGCGCGGCGCCGAGGAGCCGCCCTGGTACCTGCTCGTCCCGAGCGTCACCATCCGGGCCCGCCCGTTCCTGCTGCCGGCGATGCAGCGGGTCCGGCCGTTGGTCGCGGCGGGCATCTCCCGCGCCGTAGCCGAGGCGGTGCAGGGTGGCTGACTGCTTCGAGGTCCGGATACTCGACCGGCTCAAGACGGTGCTCGCCGGCATCAACGGTGCCGGCGGCGGCTACAACTACGACTTCTCCGCGCAGGACGCAGTGAAGGTGGGCGCGCTCGCGCTCCCGGATCTGCCGCTCCCCTGCATGACATTCGTCCCGGTCCCGATGTCGATGGAGCACGGGATCGCGCTGGGTCGCTACAAGCCGACCTGGCGGTTCGCGTTCGCGGTCGTCGTGGCCACCACGGACGACACAGCAGAGGGCCGGATCCGGGCGGCCTACAACGCGCTGGCGGACATCACGAAGGCGGTCGAGGCCGACCGCACGCTCGGCGGGCTCGTCTACGACCTGATCTTTGCGGAGAAGGATGAGGTCGCCGCGTCGGTCATCGAGGACCCCCGCGGCTTCGCGATCGGCGAGATGACGATGGAGTGCTGGCGCGAGCGCCCCGCGGGGTCGCCATGAGCTGGTACCAGGACGCCACCAACCCGACACAGCGCTGGAGGCGGCGTGCACCGATCGCCGTGGACAACACCGGCGGCAGCGTCGGGAACATCGACATCACCTGTGTCGTCCCGAAGGACTGGGACGACTTCTGGAATAACGTCAACCAGGTCGACGGGCGCGACATCCGCGTCACCGACTCGGACGGGAAGACGCTCCTCGTCTTCGATCTGAACGGCTTCGACGTCTCGACGCGGACCCTCACCCTCGAGGTCGACAACTACGCAGCGCCCGCAGCCGCGATGCTCCAGCTCTGGGTCTATTGGGGCAACGCGAGCGCGAACACCGCGGCGGCGTCGTTCGTCGCGTCCGCGCCGAAGACCGGCACGATCTGGCTCGCCGCGCCCGGCTTCCCGGCCATCACGGTCACCGAGGAACGTCCGCGCGACACGAAGCCCGCGAACAAGCTGGCGAAGCAGGCGAGCACGCAGACGTGGGTCTGGTGGAACCTCGACGCCGTGCTGCTGAAGCGCGAATTCGCGAACGCGCAGGACCGGCTGCTCGAGGAGATCGCGTACGTCTCCTTCGTAATCAACCAGAACGGCGGCAGCGACGTCAGCACCATGCACGACGTCACGCTCACCCGGTACGTCGACGGCTGGGTGGCCGTCTTCCTCAAGGCCGGCAGCACTGGCAGCAACTACACCGTCGCCCTGACCGTCACGACGTCGGAAGGGCGGACCCTCGTCTTCAGCGCGGAGCTCAACGTCCGCACCGTCTCGGAGGCCTGACCCATGTCCCTTCCCAACCTCGGCCGCGGCCTCGCCATTGGTCTCGGCGCTGAAGTCACCTGGGGAACCCCGGTGGCCCGAACCGTGTGGTTCCGCGGCGTCAGCGAGTCCATGAAGCGCACGGTCCAGAAGACCGGGCGCGGCGTGCTCGCGGAGGCCACGGGCTCCCGCAACCGGAAGAGCCACTACATCCAGTCCGACATGGCCGGGGGATCCTTCACGATCCTCATGGGCTACGAGGGCGTCGGCCTCCTGCTCAAGCACATCCTGTGCGGGACGCCGACGACCACGGGCTCCGGGGCGCCGTACACCCACACCTTCAAGCTCGCCGCGGCGGCCCCGACGGGTGGCCTGACCATCGAGGTCATCCGCGGCACGGGGCAGGCCGAGGTCTTCGAGGGCTGCCGCATCACCAAGGCGGTCTTCAAGATCGGCGTCGGCGGCCTGATGCAGGTGACGTGCGACGTCATCGCCGAGACGAGCGGCGGCCGCACCGCGGCGGGGACCGCCACCTACACCGCCAACGATCCGCTGGACGTGATCCACCACGAGGCCGGCACGGTGTCGTGGAACTCGAACAGCTACACACCAACGGCGTTCGAGCTCACGATCGACAACAAGTTCGCGACGCGGCAGCTCCTCGGCTCGAAGAACACCGCCGAGCCGGCGCCCTCGGACTTCCTCGAGGTGTCGGTCAAGATGGACCTCGAGTGGAGCGGGGATGCGCTGAACGGCAGCTACACCGCCGACGACGAGGACGACCTCGCGATCACGTTCACGAAGGGTGACGACTCGATCACGTTCACCCTGCACAATGCGTACGTCGACAGCGACGACGCGCCCGTGTCCCAGGTCGGCGTCATCTCCGAGAGCGTCGTCTTCCGCGGCCAGTCGGACGGCACCGACGAGGGCCTCGAGATCGAGATCGTCAACACCCAGAGCAGCGCGGTCGCGGCGTAGCAG